CCGGTTATTTACGGGCAGCTGGAGACTTTGTAAAAACCCATGGTCATCGAGTTACGACCCATCCTGGTATGTTTCATATACTAGGTAGTCCAGACGCGGTAATTGTTGATAACAGTTTAGTTAGTTTGGAACGACATTCTGAATTGTTTGATCTTATGGGTTTTGCTCCTAGCTTTGAGAATAAGATTAATATACATATTGGTGCTACATACAATGACAAAGACTCTACGATTGCTCGTTGGCTGAAGAATTGGGATCGATTATCGGATTCTTGCAAGGCTCGCCTAGTTATCGAAAATGATGATAAGGCTTCCATGTACTCAGTCCGCGACTTATACGAGCGCGTGCATTCTCAGATTGGTATTCCAATTACATTTGATTATTGGCACCATACATTTAATACTGGTGACTTGACTGAAGAGCAAGCATTCTTTATGGCTCGTGAAACTTGGGAGAAACATGGTGTTACTCAATGTACTCATTACTCAGAATCTCGTCGTAGAGAATCTCAGAAACAAATTGAAGCAATGTTTGAGCATCATGGTATTGCAATGGAGGACCTAGATAAATGGCCAACCTTCCAGAAACAATATAAAGAGTTTACCAAGATCAAAGAACAAGCACACGCTGACTATATTTTAGCTCTTCCAGATACATATGGGGTTGCTGATTTAGATATAGTTGTTGAAGCAAAAGCAAAAGAACAAGCATTAATCCAAATAGGAGTTGAGTGTTGTAAAACCACCATGATTCTAGCCGATTGATATTTATATATAATAAAAGCAATTTAAATTAATAATAAAAAACACGTTATGGCTCATTACAAGTACAAAGCTAAGATTACGGACGACATCGAGGATGCTCGCGAAATTGTAAGAAATGTTGGAAGAACATTGAAAGAAGGAAAGACTGATTTTAATTCGGTCATGCATAATTTAACAGAAGCTCTAAAGAAATTAGAATCTGCAAGATATTGGATAGACCGCGAATAAATTTAGTTTATGGCAAAAAAGAAAAGTTCCTCGGCTCCTCGAGGATTCAAAAAACTAAAGTGTAAATTCTGTGATAATGTAAGCGATCGTGTTGATAACAATGCGACCGCTATTACATGTTGGAAATGCACACAACGATTAGTTAATGGAGAACATTTGGAAATATCCAAATAATTTATTATATTCTATATAAACTAGTTATGTTAGAAGCAGAAAAAATAAAATCCAATTGGGAAAGATATCGCAACTTAGTTGATGAATTCTTTCCTTCCCGGAAAGATGCATTAAATAAAATGTATGATGAATTAGAAGAACGTATGGTATTTATGCCGGCTTCTTCCATGGAACATTTTCATAATGCATTTGCTGGAGGTTATGTAGATCATGTACTTCGAGTAATGGATTGTGCATTAACTTTGCATAATACCTGGACTGTGATGGGTGCTGATATGTCTGGATATACTGAAGAAGAATTATTGTTCGCAGCCATGCATCATGATTTAGGCAAGGCCGGGTTTCCAGGCGAAGGCAATGAAGTGTATCAAACTGAGACTTCTGATTGGCATCGTAAAAATCAAGGAAAGCTTTATAAAACAAATCCAGCAATACCGTTTGCAATGGTACCAGATCTTTCTATTTGGTTGTTACAAGAATATGATGTTAAAATGTCTTGGACCGAGTATCAAGCAATTAAGATTCATGATGGAATGTATGATGATGCAAATAAACCATACTTTGTTTCTAGATCGCCCCAATCAAAATTAAAGACCAATTTGCCTATTATTTTGCATCATGCAGATCATATGGCATCTACAATTGAATTTGAAAGATGGCGAAACAAGAAAGAAGGAACTCCAGTAGCAGTTGTTGAAAAATCCAAAACTACAAAAAGCAATGGATTAAAGAATCTAGCAGAAGCTAATCCAACAGTTGGCCAAGCAATGACAGATATATCTAGCATATTCAGTTCATTTAACGCAGAATAATTATGATTATAGCACTTATATTAATATCCGTCTTGCTAGCAGGAGCCGCTTCCTACTTAGGTTATCGAGCATATTATCTAGCCGGATCTGTTTCAGATGCCCAGGAATATATTGAAGAATTAGAACTAACTAACTCTTATATGTATTCTCGAATTGAAGATTCATATACTAAAATGCAAGAAATCGATCGACTAGGAGCTTTTGAAAAAGATGATGTAGCAGGAACCACTTTCCAATTATTGCAACAAACAATAACCGAACTTAAAGACACATTCGATGGCCAAGCGCAAGAAGAAAAGTAATGTATATTTTACGAAGATCCAGGATATGGCAATTTCTGCTTATAATCGGATTGAAGATAGACCAGTTCTTCGAGAACGTGTTTACCGAAGATTTATTTATCCAGCTTTCATGAAAATGGCAGAGAATCTAATTAATAAAATGAAACCGGTTTATATCGATAGTTCATTTTTAGATTTACAAACCGACCTGGTTACTTACCTAACTGAAAGACTTCGTAAATTTAATCCAACTGCTGGAAAGGCATATTCTTATTATACCAGAACATCATTTAACTATTTAATTGCTGAGAATCAAAAAGGTTATGCAAAACTTAAAGCAGATACCGGTGAATTAGATATTGATGAACAAAGAAATATTGGAATTGAAATGCATAATGATGATATGCGAGAAACGCTTCGGGAATTTATGGATGCTTACATTGAATATTGTTATAACAACTTAAATTTTATTTTTACTAATCCAACTGATATTCATGTTGCTGACTCAATATTACATATTTTTGAGTCTCGAGAAAATATAGAAGACTTTAATAAAAAAGCTTTGTATATTTTTATTCGTGAAAGATCTGGCCTAGAAACATCAAATATTACTCGTGTAATAAAAGTTCTTAAAGAATTATATGAAGAGAAGTTTAAAGAATATGAACAAGAAAACTTCATAAATCTACCTTTTTGATATTTATATTAAAGGATTTGAATTATGGACAAGAATGATGAATTATTCAAAGGCACTAGTTTTGCTGACTTAATGTCCGATGTCTATCATAACTCTAAAAAGAAAGATAGACAAATAAATCAATTGATTGCCCAGTTACAACCACTTATACGTAATGCATCAGATGCTACGATTATAGTCCCATTAATTAAAGAATACTTAGACGTTGCTGTGAAGAATGATGATCATCTTGTCAAACTAACGGCAATTGTTCAAAGATTTATTTCAACTAAACAAACTATTGCTGGCGCGGATGGACTATTAAGTGATGAAGAAAAAACTCAATTATTAAAAATTGCCGAATCAACATTATCTTCCGAATTAGAAGATGAAATACAAAGTATCAATGATGAAGCAGAAGCAATTAAACAACAAATATCAGTTACTCAAGCTAAGTTAGGAAAGGACCTAAATGGATCAATATAACCAAGTTCAATTTGAAATTGCTGAGGTATTAGCTTACGATGATACTTACAAATATATTGACCCATCCTCCCCAAATGGTAATACTAGCAATTTATTTTCTATAAAAGCCCGCGGATGTAGTTCATATTATAATCACACTGAATTAACTGCTAAGCCAGCAAATATTAACATGAAACGTATTCCATTAGTTGGAGAATATGTATTACTAGTTAAAACATTTAATCATGAAGCTACATCTGAAAAATGGCGTCACTGTTGGTACTATTTGTCAACCGTAGATATCCAGTCATCAATTAATGATAATACAATTCCTGGACTATCGATTCAATTAACTCAGGAACAAATTGATGCCACGCTGCCGGGAACTACATTTCAACCAAAAGTTATATCACCATTACAGCCATTTGAAGGAGATTCGATTATTGAAGGTCGATGGGGTAACAGTATACGATTTGGTAGTACTGTTGATTTGTCGAATACATATAGTATTGATAGACCATGGGAAGGCAAACAAACCGGTGATCCTATTACTATAATAGCAAATGGACAAAAAAATTATACAAATAAAATTGCTTATTATATTAAAAACAAAAAACCTTTAATTGATATTCATTTACTTGGATGCACTGAAAATAAATTATTAAAAGAATTAAATTTTT